GTCACCGTCACCGCATCGCCAGTGAACGTGCTGGCAGTACCCGGCTGGACCCCCGCGCCCGGGCCCGGGCCGCCCGCGCCGACGGCCCCGCTGTAGGCCAGCGACGGCGTCACCGCCAGCGCCGGCTCGCACGCCACCTCGCCGCCGCCGCCGCCGCCGCCGTTGGAGCCCGTGGTGGCACCCGCGTGGCCGCCCGCGCCGCCGCCGCCCCAGCACACCACCGTCACCGCGGTCACCCCCGGCGGGCACGTCCAGGAGAACGCCCCCGGCGTGGAGAACACCGCCGTCAGGGTGACCTGCGTGCCACTGGCCGAGGACTCGTCCAGCACCGCCGCGCCGGACTCATCCAGCAGATGGGCGCCGGCCTCATCGTTGACGTTGGCCATGAGCTACCAGGTCGACCGCGCGGACGACAAGGTGGAGTCGCCGCTGATGCCGCCGTTGAAGGTGATCGTCGAGCTGGTGATCTGCGAGTTCCCGACCGAGTGCAGGATGCCGCCGGTCACGTTGAGCAGGCCGTTGTGGGTGCTGGTGCCGGTCCACAGGAACCCCGGGTAGACGCCGCCGCCCTGCCCGTTGCCGTCGTTGCCCTCGATCTTGCCTTCGAGGTGGCCGCCGTAAATCCTGGAATACTGGTCGTTCTGCGTGGGTGTCGGCACGCTGCCGGTAATCGTGAACACCCCGAACCCGCACCCAGCGGTGGTCTGCCCCACCGGCAGGCTCGAGCAGTTCCCGCGGAACCAGAACCTGCTGCCGCCCGCGTTGGAGCCGTTCAGGATCTGCACGCCCTTGTTCCCAGCGGCAAGCCAGAGGGTCAGCCGGTAGTCAATGTACTCCACCGAATGGTCGGAGCCGCCCCCGCTCCCCGCGGTCTGCGTGTTATTGATCACCAGGCACTGGGCGTTGTTGTACAGCTCCAGCCAGCAGTCCGATTTCTCCGTCCAGCCGCCGTTGATGCGGTTGATCTGGTTGACCGCGATCTGGCTCGCGCCGGTGAAGTTCTGCACCCGCAGCTTGATATCGAACCCGGACCCGTCGCCGAAGTCCAGGCCGATCGCGCTCGATGTCGCCAGCTGCCCGTCCAGGATGAAGTCGCGGATCTGCGAGCATGCCTGCGTCGGGTCGGCCAGGCCGAACTGCGCGCCGTACATGGTGGTGCGGTGGCACGAGATACCCGTGCAGTTCCCGACCACGGACACGACTGTCGCCGCGCCGCAGCCGAGCAGATTCACCGGCCAGCCGCCCTGCGTGCCGGACGTGGTCTGCGCGGGCAGCGTGACTGCGATGTTCCCCGGCGAGGCGTTGAGATAGAAGTTGCCGGGGCCCAGCATGATCGTCCCGCCGACGTTGCCGGCGTCCAGTGTGGTGATCGCCGCGCTGATCGCCGCCGTGTCATTGGCGCCGGAGGTGTCGCCAGTGGGCATTATCACGTAGTACGGCAGCAGCGTCCCCACGGAGATCTTCTTCTCCGTGCCCTGCGCGGACATCGTCGTGTCGGAGGTGTCCAGGATCAGCAGCTGGTCGGCGGTGGCCGACTGCGCCAGCGCGGCGTACGCGCTCAGCTTCCCCATCAGGTCTCCGCCTGCGTGATAAGGAACGACGAGCACGACACCGTGTTCCCCGACGTGATCGTCAGCGTGTTCAGGTTCAGGTCCGCATTAGAAGTGCCGACACTGCCGGTGCCCACCACGGTAGTCCCGTCGGACTTCACCAGCGCGAAATACCCCGCCGTCCCGGTGTTGCCCGCCGTGCCCGAGGTGATCGCGTTCGCCGTCGCCGTCACCGTCCCGCCCGCCGCGGTCGCCGCCGGGAACGCCGTCGCGCCGAACGTCATCGTCGCCAGCAAAGTCCCCGTCACCGCACCGTTCAAAGCGGGCTGCGCGCCCGTATAGATCCGGATGAAACCGCTGTTCAGCAGCGCCGTCACCGCGTTCACCGCCGCGATCACGGTGGCGTCGTAGGGCAGCGGGTTATTCGCCATTCCCAGCTCCTAGAGGGGGGATCGTGATACCGCCGGAACAGATGACCTCCACGTCCTCCGGCGCTGCGTCATCGTCGTCATCGGGCATGGGGGTCAGCTCCTCGCGTGGGACACTGGCGGAATGAAGGTGCGGCTACTCGCCCTGACGTGTGTGCTGGCAGCAGCCGGGGACGTCTACCTCATCGCCCGCTGGCCCGGTGTACTGCTGCGCGGCCAGTACTGGTCAGACGTCCTGCACCTGGGCATCCTGGCGACATCTATCTGGTGGGCTGTCGTTCAGCGCCAGCGCCACAAGGCGTCACGGGCGCCCAAGCGCTAGCTGGACGTTGCCGCCGCCCTTGATACGGACCTGCTTGCGCAAAACCTGCAGCAGCGCGTCCGTCAGCGCGCCCTCACCGCCCGGCGCGATCTCCAGGACAACCCGCTGCGCGTGGCCAGCTGGGGTCACGCTCACCATCTCCGGGCCGCGTTCCCCGACGCCGATCAGCGTGGGCTTCGTGAACACGCCGTTGGCCAGGCCATCGCCGTACCAGTGCGGGGAGCGGGACAGCCATGTGCCGTAGGCGTTCGCTGGCGTCCCGTACACGGAATGGATGTAGCCCTCGCCCCAGCGGATCTGCGCGGCGGCGTTACCCGATGCGGCGAGCGCGCCCATCTTCCCTGGCGGCAAGGCTTGGGGTATACCGAACGCGCCGCTCGTAGGGTTTCTGGCGAGTCTGTTCCAGCTACTTTCCCCGTTCCACAAGGCGATCAGCGGCGGGAGCTGGCTGGGGCCCCAGCCGTAGAAGCGGAACAGCGACGCCGCGTATGCCTGCTCCTGCCGCACCGTTCCGGACGCGGGCCCCCCAGAACCGCCAGCCACCCGTAGCGCCGCGGCCTCGCGGGCGGCGTTCGCCGCCTTGAACGCGGCGGCCATCATGCCGCCGATCTCGGCGGTGAGCGCCGACTGGGTCGCGTTCAGGTCCCGGTTCGTCCATGGCGGCAGCCCGGCCACCGGCCCGGTGTAGGACGGGACAAGGCCGCCGGCGGCGAAACCCGGCAGCCTGCCGCGCAGGTGATCCACCGCGCCGGCGCTCACCATCGGCTTCGGCACCACCACCTCACCCGGGGTGAGCAGCGCCGGGTAGTTGTCGGCGTTCCCCGCGCCCGGGATCAGGCCGCCGGCCGCTTGCGGGAACGGGCCGCCAGCGGTGCCGCCGGGCAGGCCGAGCTTCTTGCTCGGCGCGATGGACCACGTGCCCGCGGCGCTGATGTGGATCAGCTCGGCGATGGCCTTTTCCTGGCGCAGGTGGTCCAGGTAGCCGATCAGGGTGCGGACTTCCTGCCAGTACTGCTTGGTGCCGCCGGAGACGTTCTTGAGCTGCGGCAGGGCGTTCTGGATCGCCGCCGTCGCCTCTTGCTGCTTGTCGCGGCTGGTGCCGGCGTCCTTGGCCAGCGTCACCAGGTTCCCGATGTAGGCCAGCTGCGCGCCGAACGCCGTCCGCTGCGCGGCCGTGTTCAGCCCGATCTTGTCCTTCGTCCCGTCGAGCGCCTTCTCCGCAGCAGCCGCCGCGGTGACGGTGTTGATCAGATCCTGGTTGAACGTCTGGTTCGGGTTTATCGCGTTGGCCAGCTGTGTGTTCAGGTGCTGCACGGCATCGGCGAGGCCCCGCACGGTGATCTCCGCGAGCTTGGCGTTGTGCTGCGCGTCGTAGAAAGCAGCCGACGCGGTGGTGAACCCGGCGGCGACCGCGCCGACCGGGTGGATCAGGCCGGCCGTAGCCGCCCGCGTGTGCGTGACCCGGTTGTCGAGGGCGGTCATGGCCGCGGCCTGCTTGCCGGACGCCAGGGCCGCCCGCTGGGACTGGTCCGCATATTGCTGGAGTTTCTGCTGCAGGTTGCCTAGCAGCGGAATCCCCGGCTCAAGCCGGCCGAACGCATCCTTGGTCGCGTTCGCCAGGAATCCCAGGACACCGCCCGTGTGCTCGGCCGACTGGCCTGCGGCGTAGGTGCCCTTGCCGAGATCCTCGAGCTTGACCGTCAGCGTCCCGATGTCACCGATCAGGGCCGCCGCGCCGGAGGCGTCCTTGAGAAGCTCCGTCGCCAGTGGCTGCAAGGCGGTCAGCAGCGGCGGCAGCGCGTTCGTCAGATTGACGAACAGGCCGCCGAGCAGCTTCACGTCCGGGCCCGCGTTCGACGCCATGAACCCGAAGAAGTTCTGCCACGTCTGGGACTTGAACTCAGCGTCAATCTGGCCCAGCAGGCCGCCGATGGCCTTCCCCGTCGCCACCGCGACCGGCTCCACGTCGTGCATCAGTGTCGCGGCCAGCCGCAGGCCGCCGGAGAAATCACCTAGCACCGCCGGCTGCAGCTGCTGCTGGAAGACGGCGAAGTCCTTGCCGAGAGATAGGATGCCGCGCGCCACCGCCTGCTGCTCCGGGTTCAGCAGCTGCATGTTCTTCGCCAGGCCGCCGGCCTTCTGCGCGGCGTTCTCGATCGGCTTCGCGATCCCGTACGCGGCCGCGCCGAGACCGGCCAGCCCCACGCCGACGGTGGCGATCACCGGGGACAGCGCCACACCCGCGCCGATCAGCGCACCCATCCCCGTCGCGCCAGCGCCCGCGCCGCCGCCGGCGAGATTGGAGAAGAACCCCGCCGCGCCCGCGGCCTTCTTTCCCGCGTCGTCCACCGCGCGGCCCGAGTCGGCCATCAGCCGCGTCGTCTTGGTGGCCTCGCCGCCGAGGACACGCTCCGCGTCGGCAAGCAGTGCCGTTGCCTTCGTATGCGACCGCAGCGCCGCCACGCTGGTCGCGTCCGCCTTCGCCGACTTCGCCGAGACGTCGTTGTAAACCTTCAGCGACGCGGCGGCCAGGTCGTACTTGACCGCCGCGTCCGCCGCCGACCGCCCAGACGACCGGAACGCGGACGAGGCGTTATCACGGGCGTTGAGGTCAACGGAGATCGACTCGGCCATCAGCCGCCCCTCCGCTCCTCCAGATAGTCGACCAGGCCTTCGAACTCATCCACCGTCAGCAGGCCGATCTCCCACGGTCTTATCCCGATTTCGCAGAACGCCCCGAGGTAGCGGCCTTTGTCGTAGCTGAGGCTGGCGGGGTCGCGGGCGGGACGGTAGGGTCCGGCGGCTCCTCGTCGCGGTGGAACTCGATATCGGCCAGGTTCAGCTCCACCGCGCCGGACTCAATGTCGGCCCACTTCACCGCGCGGCCCGCGCGGTGCCACAGCAGCCACGCCAAAGCGCCCAGCGACTTAGCCGACCCCGACGCGATCCCGGCCTCCCACTGGCCGTACGGGATGCCCGTCGCCTCCTCCAGCTCGAGCATCTCCTTCATCAGCTTCCGCTGCGGATCGAACTCGAAATGCTCCCCGGCGATGCTGACCTTCACCCGCTACCTCCCTAGTGCCCTGGCTTCCACCCGGCGGATCGCCTCCGCGACCTTCTCGCGCACCGCCGGCGCCGCCCGCTCCACCGGGCTGTCGGCGAACCCCGCGCGCATCCCCGCCGTCTGCACGAACCACCGCCGCTTATTGCCGAACAGCGGATGCGTGATCACCCCGGCGTTGCGCTGGATGACCTTCCGGCCGCCGCGGCCGAACGTCGGCGCGCGGATCAGCAGCGTCACCCCCGGCTCCGCGCCGCCCGTCTTCTTGGACACGGCGATCTTCAGATCCTTCGCCAGGACGTCCGCGTACCGGTCCGGCATGTCCGCGCGCAGATGCGTCACATTGCTGATCTCCCGCGCCAGCGGCTGCGCCGCCTCATCCAGCGCCCTGTACAGCTCCGCGCGCAGCTCGCCCTCACCGACCAGCGTCAGGTTCTTCGCCAGGTCCGCGAGACGCCGCGCGCCTTCCGCAACATCCGCCATTGAGTTACCTTTGCCGCATGGGGATCGGGGAATGGTGGCAGAGCCGCCAGCAGACCACCGCCGACGTCGAAACGCGCTACGGCCAGCCCGCCGGCGCCGGGCCCGAAGTGCCGCGCGCCCGGCATGTGCCGCTCACCACCAGCCAGCACATCCTGCACCTGCTGCTCACCGTGTTCACCGCAGGCCTGTGGGCGCCGGCGTGGATCATCCTGGCCATCCGCGGCAACCGGGTGCGCGCCTAGCTGATGCCGCCCAAGTTCGGGTTATAGGTCCAGATGCGCCCCGCGGCGTTCCACGTCGACTTGAAGTTCACCGCGCCAGAGATCGAGCCGTCAATTGAAAAGTCCGGCAGCACCGGCCCGAAAAAGTACACGTTCGGGGTGTTCTGCAGGTCCGGGTACAGGTACATGTTGCGGGACAGGCCGTCCGTCGCCGCCGAGTAGGTTTGCGCGGTCGCGTCATCCCAGAACCCGCCGAAATCCCCGCTTGAATCCGGCAGGCCGGACACGTAGACAAGGTTCTGATCGCCGAACGCGGTCACGTCCTGCTTGGCCACCACCTTGTTCAGCGTCCACGACGCCTGAAACGCGCACGGCGACGGCAGCGCGCCGTTCGTCACCGACAAATAGATGGACCCGTTACGCCCATGGTGCCTGACCACGTCTTCTCCTAGTTGTCGAGCGTTGCCAGGAGCTTCCTGGCGTGGTTGGTGAACGTCCGGTCAGCTACCGCCGCGCGGGCTTTCGCCGCCGCCTCTTCCGCATCCTCCGGGTGCTTGAGGGCCCACCGGAGAAGCTCACCCGCCTCCGCCGCGTCCGTGAACGCCGGCAGCATCCCGAACAGCGCGTCCGACTCCGGCCGTGGGTCCCGCGCAAACCACAAATCACACGCGGCCATCTCGATCTCCCGCGGCCCGCACGACCAGCCCTCGCCCAGGTGCGCGGCTTCCGCCTCGCGCCGGTACAGGTTCAGGCCCGTGCGGGACTGCCGGTAGATGTCCGCCGTCAGTTCGTTGCCGATGTAGCCGTCAGGGTTCGGGTCGGCGTACTGCCGCAGCGGCGAGTCCTCCGGCACGTCCATCCACGGGCCCGCCAGGCGCACGTCCAGGCCGTTCAGGCTCATCTGCTCGAAGAACGCCACCCGCGACGGGAACCCGCTGCCGACGAACGCGAAGTCCCATATCTTCTGCGCGGCCGGGTCCGGGT